TCCAAGGTTCTCATCTGTCATCAGTCCTTTAGCACATCTAAGTTCGAGTCCGGCACCTACGACCCAGAAGGAATTGACCCAAGTCCAATCCCCTTCGATCTCATCATCTCAGGACATATTCATGCCCATCAAAAATGTGTTGCCGATGGAAAAACTATAATCCATCCTGGCACTCCTAAATGGGATAGCCTGTCTGACGCAAACGAAGACAAGGGTATCTGGCTGTATGAACACGACGATATTACTGGTGCTATCGTCAATGAAACGCTGATTCGCACCGCTGGCGTAGTAACAAAGATCGTTAGCCTAGTCTGGGAAGAAGGGAAGGACCTTCCTGCGATTCCTAGCGGGTGCAAGGTCAATATCGAATTGATTGGCTCATCTCAATGGGTAGGCGACCAAAAGAAAGTGCTCAAGGGCACCGTTAGTCTGTCTACGAAGATCACAGATAGGGCCAACAAGACAGAGCGCAAGCCTGGAAGAGACTTCCAGGATTTTATGACAAACCTATACTCATGCGATGTAGAGCGCAGGCCTAAGTTGCTGAAATATATGAGGGATAATGGAATCATCAGATGATAATGCCGCAAATATCGTAAAGGACATGGCCAAACTGGTTCTGGTGTCCGGCAAGATTTCAGAAATGCATGAAAAGAACATGAAAATGTATCCTTTCCTTTTCTTCGATGGCGTAAGAGAAGCCAAAGTTGAATACGATCTGTCTCACCAAGCAGATGCTTTGGTCGATAAAGACAACAATTTGACTGTCAACGCTCCGATCAGGAGCAATAGTATCACCTACTACCTCTCTTTAAGAGAGGGCTCCTTCAATGAGAGACTTGACGTTCGCTTTGCCGCTCTGGAAGGGGCTCTCCGAACATTGTTCTGGAAAGATCTCGTGATAGAAGTGTACATTGACGGAAAGTCCGCCTACAAGAGTAAGAAATGAGCGACGAAAATAGCAATTTGCCAGACATAGTAGTGGATACCATCAAGATGACCGACATCTCTGATGAGTCCATGAAAAAAGTTCAAAAATACATTGACTCAGGTTTGCCTGGAGTCTCTGCCGTTGATGAAACTAAGATCGGAAAAATGATGGAGCTTTACCTTTCTGGTAAAACTTACGATCAGATTTCGACAATTACCCGTACTGACCGTGTTATTGTTATGTATTTCTCGCACAAATTGAATTGGTGTGATATAAGAAAAGAGTACATGGTGGAATTGGCTGACCACATGAAACGTCGTGTGATGGAAGCCAAGCTACAGAGTCAAGACTTCTTATTGCAGTTAGCGCAAATGTGGCAGAAGAAGATTGGTCACAAGATCACTCGTTATTTGGAAACGAACAACGAAGAGTTTTCAGACCAGATCAACTTGAAAGAGATTGATCGGTATATGAAGACTATCGAACTTTTGCAGAAGTCTACAGCAGAAGCGCCCAAGGATAAAGGTCCACTCATTGGGTTGAATTTAGGTGAAGGCGCAACGGTTACTCGCAATAGCGACAACCAGATTGAGATTACGCCCAAACAGAAGGCCATTGGCGACGTGCTAAAACACTACGCCGATTTGAGACGCGAAGAAGAGAAAAAATAACAATAACTTAAAGGAGTTATATGATTTCCCTAGTAAAAAAGACACTGTTAGTAGCAGTGCTGGCGTTGTCCGCATGTACGTCCGTACAGCCAAAACAAAACGCGCAGTCAGACGTATCGCACGATGCTACAGCAAATAGTGTAAAAGTTACAAACATGGCAGGAAATCATGGTGGAACAGGTATCATCCTGAAGTCCAGTCCAAGTTCTTCGCTAGTCCTTACTAACTCCCACGTTTGTGGTGTGGTTGAAGAGGGCGGAAAAGTCGCAGGCGTTGCCGGTACTTTTACGGTTACTGAGTATAAGAAGTCTGAAACGCACGATTTATGTCTACTTAAAGTGTCTGGCGATCTGCAAGGCGGAGCAAAGCTCGCTAGCCGTCCTCCAGTAGCATATTACGAATTAGCCCTTATCTCTGGCCATCCAGCCTTGTATCCCAATGTCAAAACCGTTGGACACTTCTCTGGACGACAAACAATCGCTATCTTGACTGGATTCAAACCGTGCTCCGACGAAGACATGGCTGACCCTGACAAGACTATGTACTGTGTGATGTTAGGCGGACTGCCGATCATTAAGCAATACGATTCAGTATTAGTCACGGCTACGATTATGTCTGGTTCGAGCGGCAGTGCAGTGTACAACGAGCAAGGCGAACTTGCGGGTGTTGTTTTCGCTGGTTCTGGCGAGTTTGGATACGCATGGACCGTTCCTTACGAATACGTCCGCAATTTCCTGACCAAAGAAGCCCACAAGCTGAACTACACGAAGCCCACAAATGTGGTCAACCTGTTCCCTGGCGGCGCGAAGCGATCAGAAGAAATGATGCAGAAGCTTGAGTCTGTTTGCGAATCACCTGAAAAAGTGAAAGTAAAAAGTCTCTGTGCTATCCTGCAAAACGACATGCTGAAATAATATGCCCCTCATTGCTTATCAGTGCGAATGTAAAAATTCTAAAACGAAATATTATCGGCAGGTGAAGGATGTACCTGCCTTTATTATTTGTGATAAGTGCGAAAAACAAATGAAAAAGCTCTTGTCTTCTCCCACGAATTCATCTAAGATAACAGTAGACAATGGCCTTCAGGCCAGAGCAGTAGAAATCATACCCGATATCGTTGAGATCAACCAAAAAAGATCAGATAAGAATTATAGGGAAGAATAGTGCTAGATTTACTCGGCATGAGCTTAGAGCGAATCGGTAGGTTCGTTGAAGAACAGACCGTAGACTTCGCATCGCTAAGCCAATTCATTCAGGTAGACGCTTTGAACAATAACACTGGAGGTTCCAGTGGTTCAGGCAAAAGTACCTTATTCAACGCTTTGGACTATCTCCTTGGTCTAAACGATATTCCATCCACCGTACTACAATGCAGATATTCAGAAGAACACATGGTCGTTTCTGGCTCATTCCTATGGAATGGCGAGAAAGTCGAAATCACTAGAGGTAAAAAGCTCAGAGTGAAAATTGGCGACACTGTTACGGAAGGTAGCAGCGCGTTGGCCGAAGAAAAGATCGACATGATTCTTGGTATGCCCAGAAAGATCTTCAGAAAGCTGTTACACAAACGACAAAAGGAAGGCGGTTTTTTTATCGACATGACCGCTTCCCAAAAGCACGAATTCTTGATAGACTGTTTAGACCTATCCATCTTTAGAAAGTTTGATGACGCAGAAGACACAAAAATAAAGGATCTAACTGCTAAGAAAGCCAGTGAACAATCCTTGCTTGACGGTCAAATTCAAGGCCTGCAAGCTACTAGAGATGCCATCGAAGCACTTGGACTTCCTCCTGTTAAAGAAGTAGATCAGGAAATGATCCTTAGCCTCAAGAAGAAACTGGACGAGGCGTCAGAAAGCCACAGACTTGCCAACCTCTCTTGGATTGAGAGAGGCAATGAGTTAGAAAAGGAACGTCCTAATACTAAGGTCGTCCCATTCGACAGGACCAATCTAGACAAATATTCCGACGAAATTCTAAGCCTCAATCAACAACTGAATGCCCTTTTTCAAGCAGATAAAGATAGAATTGCAGCTGTTCGTACTGCCGTTGCCAAGAATAAGCAAGCTCGTAAAGATGCTGAAGCCGCTGTCGTATCGGCATATGGCGCACGCCAAGAGACTGTAAGGTTAGCAGACGAAATCAAGAAGATCCGTGCTGCAATATGTCCTACCTGCGAGCAGACCTGGGTGACAGAGCAATATAGCGCACAAGAACGCGAAAGACTGACTCAGATACTTCGACTAAAGATAATCATAGACGCTGGAACTAAAGCTGTCACCGATCTAGAAACATTGAACTACGAAGCTACAGAGCTAGAGGGTCAAGACCAAGGCAAGGTTCCTCCTGAGATGCCAGGCCTTAACGAACAGCTTAGAGAGGCTCACGCTAACCATTTGGCTGAGAAGCTCAAGGGTGATGCGGACATTGCTCGTCAAAACTCCGCAAACAGTGCGGAGATTGCAAAGTTTACACAAAGAACTACTGAGTTTGCTACAAGAGCCAATCGTGAACTGGAACAATATCGAAACAACGTTGACTTGCAAAGCAGAGTTTTTGAACAGGCCGTTGCTAAGTTTAAGGCCTACGACGATGCGAGACTTAGATACCAAAACACGTTTGACTCTCTAAAAACTAAAGAACACACCTACGGCAGCAAGATCGCTGAACATCAACTCAATCTTGTAAACATTTCAAACGATCTGTCGCTTGCAGAAGATACCAAGAAAGCCATCAAAACATTTCTCTCGTATTCTTTCGACGATGCTCTCAACTCGATTGGCGACCGTGCGACTAAAATTATTCGTTGCATTCCTAATATGAGTAATGCTACTATACAATTCGATGGTACAAAAGAGACCAAAGATGGCAAAGTCAAAGAAGAAGTGAATGCTGTTATTGGGATGGATGGCGAAGAAGCCGTACCCATCAGAAGTCTGTCTGGCGGAGAAAGATCTGCGGTAGACATAGCGGTTGATTTGGCAGTTATCGACTTTATCGAGTCAAAATCTGGCAAGGGAATAAACCTGTTTATCTTGGATGAACCCTTCACTGGACTTGGACCTGTAGAGATCGAGATGGCCCTGGAAGTTCTTAAAAACTCCAATACTAACAAGAAGATAGTTATAGTGGATCACAACTCAGAAGTAAAACAAATGGTGCAAGATCGACTCATAGTAGTCAGAGACGGCCTAGTAAGCAAGATCGAGAAATCAGCATGAGTACCAGCGCCGACAAGCTTCTTTCACATTTATACACGTCAAACCAAGCAGTGGCCTACGCTACGGTTAAAGGTTTGATGGACGAAATTGAAGACCTTAAGAAGCAGTTAGCAGAAGAGAAATCTTTGACTCCTGAGCCACAGCTTATTACGTTAAAGGATTTCGAGTTGATGCTCAGTATTGCCTCTCAGGAATACGTAAAGCGGGCCTTTCCTATCAGGCTCTCTGGTAGAGAAGTGTCATCTGGCCGCGAGCCTCACTTCTTTTTGATAGAGGCATTTGTTTCGTTTTTGACTAAGAATGAAGTTTTAAAAAAATCAGTCGTATTCGACTATAGGAGATAAAATGGATACAAAATCGTATGTTCTGCTTACATCGGCAGCTTTAGTGCTGGGCGCTACCACGCTAGGCATTGGCACCGCACTCTTTGGCCACAACCCAGAAAGCATCGTCCGTTTGACTACGGTTGCTAGCATCTTGGGCACTGGATCAATTGGCTTGTTTTTCGTTGGACTTGCATTCCCCAAACCTGTAACCGTTAGCGAATCGTCACGCGCACTAAAGGACTAATCACATGGCAAAAGGTTTTCGTTCCCCCAAAGAGAAAATGACTCCTGAAGAAAAATTCCGCAAAGAATTCCCCGAATTCGTCAATGAAGTTGACCGTTTAGACGTTCAAGCATTGAAGAACCGCATCGCTGGTTTTGCTAAAGCTTTGTCTGAATCAGAAGAAGCAAAACAAAACGACGAAGCACTTCAAACCGCAAAAGCAGAATTGAAAGAACTTGGCGCACCCTACCGTGACGTGAAGAAAGACGTAGCATCGAAGACTAAGTATTTGCTCCAACAGATCGAGTCTAAGGGCGGATAATGGGCGACGAATCTGGTTTGCAAATTATGATGGCCACGCTCGACAAACTTGTTGGGCTAACAACGCCCGACAAGCCGCTGGTTTTCAAACGAAGCAACGAAGGCTACATGGAAATCTCCATTGGCGAGCATGTATACGCAAACTATGGCGTTCAAATGCTACCCTATGAATTAGTAGACGCATACGCCCATTTACGCGCACAATTGCTATTAGAAGCAGACAGGATTGACAGGCAACAGAGTAGTTCGTCATTCATCCTGAAGCAGGGATAGTTGGAAAGAATTCTCTCTCTAGATATGTCAACTAAAACTGGATACGCATTCTTCACCTTAGATGGTAAAGATTTGACTCTGATTGAGTACGGTCAAAATACCCAACTCAAAGAGCCACTGGGAATGTATCCAGAGAATTATTTGGATTGGGCTCATCAGTGTTACGATGCAATTTTTACACTGATTCAGAAGTACAAACCTGACACTCTAGTGATAGAAGAAACATCGTCGAACAGCAAGTCGGCTTACACGCAAAAAATATTAGAATGGATTCATTATTTAGTTGCAAGTTACATAAAAGAGAGTAAGATAAAAGCTGTGTACATCATGTCAGGCACTTGGAAGACTGAGACTGGCGTGTTGATGAACGATGCTGAGAGAAAGCGAAACAAAGCTGTCAAGGCATATAAAGACAAGCATGATACATCTATAGCGTATGACGAAAACGGCAAACGCATAGGTAGAGTTACTAGGAAACACGTCGCAATTCGCATAGCGAACGAGACTTTTGGAAAGTTCCTAAAAAAGCCATTGCTTAAAAAGGATGAAGACGCAGCAGAATCCCTCTTACTAGGGTATTGCTACTGTCTACGTAGGATGAAATAATGAGTAATTACATGGACGAAGATAACGCATCAGATAGCTTCAGGGATATGCCTGAAGAAGCTGAGACAGCTACCCCTGGTGGAATGACAGAAGTACAGCAAGCAAACGCTACGCCTACTCGTCGTCAATTGCCTGTTGCTCCTACGGTTCAACTGCCTACTGAACAGCCCGTATATGAAGAAGAATCAGAAGAAGCTTCCGAAGAAGAAGACTACTCAGAAATTTTGAGCGATGCAAGCCTTCGCTTGGAACAGGGTAATTTGTACAAAATGGTTATGAACAGTGACCTATTTGCTAACTCTGGTTATGACGAAAAAGCCGTTGCAAATGTTACTCGTGAGATTCGTAATTTCGCCAAAGAACGCATGGAAATCATGCTTGGTATGAGACAAGAGCCTTCGAAAGAAGCTTCGTTCCCAGCTGGAGCATTCCCGTTTAACGCACTCGAAGTTGAAGTCCTTAAGATGTTGGCCAGCACTGCGACCAAAGGCGCAAGCCAAGAAGCAGAGCCGTTCACCGTATCTGCACAGCCAGTACAGCGTAAGAACACTGTCAACGCTATTTCGGTCAAAGGATCGACTCGCCCACAGGCACAGCAGTCTAAGCCTGCACCAAGGCCCTTGCAGAAGTCAGCGGCAGCACCAGTAAAGCGTGCTAAGGTTAGCGATGCCGTACAACGTATTTTAGATGAGACTGGCGTTTCGTTAGAAGAAATCAATACGGTTTTTGACCCCAATCAGAAGTATCTCACCAATGAAGAACTTAACTCTTTGACTGCTGAACAGATCATCGAGAGAAACAGGCAGATTGCTCTTAGGACTGGACGCACGGTTAAGAATCCGAATGCTCAGCCAATGCCTACTCAAGAGCACTTGAATGCTGTGTATACGCAACGAGCGCAGGAAGCCTCCGCTCACCCGCAAATGCAAATGATTATGAATGCAATTAATACCAAACGGTAATAGGAGAAAATAATGGAACAACAACAACAAAATCAAAAACGGACAGCAGTACAGCGCATCGAAGATCTCGAACGCGGTGTAATGGGAATGTTTCAGTCTGGCGATATGATGGGCCGAGATCTTATGACCTGCAAAGAAGCTATCAAGCTCCTTGGCAACAAGATCGACGCAATTGTAAAAGCTATTCAGCGCGGTGGCGAACTGAATGACGACGTGATCGGAAACATCATGGTCGAAAACAACGTGACCGAGTTGAAAACCCGAGTTGACCAACTGATCGCAGCTGGCACTTTGGTAGCGACTACTGAGCCTGTCGGTGACGACAATTTCGTAGTTGGCCGCGAAGTCGATGATACCGGAAAGGTCTTAAACCCACGATTACAGTTCGTTTTGGGAGCTTTGCAAGAAGAATTACGCAACAAAATCAAAGGTGCAAAAACCGGAGATACCGTTGAGTTCCAAGAAGGCAAAGTAAAATTTGAACTTCAAGAAGCTTATAGCGTAGCTAAACCTGCTCCCGCAGTACAGGCCGTTCCCGAAGCTGCACCGGAAGCATCTCCCGCACCGGCAGTAGAAGCCGCACCCGCTGCTCCGCAAGCCGAGCAATCTTCTACTGATGCAAGTAACGATTCTGCTCCGCAATCAAGCCCAGCCTCCGAATCGTAATAACTACGGGAAACAATATGAGCAAGAAACAGAAGCCTAAACGGGTAGAACCGGACGAGTCTACCCTAAAACGTGAACTAACTGAAGCATACGTGCAAATTGTTCAACAAAAGAACATGTTTCCAACTAGAAACGATTTGGCTCTGGTAGGTATTACACGAGACAAAATCCGGCACCATTTTGTCAACATTACAGGCCTACGTATTGCTGCAAAAATGATGTTTCCCGAAGCGTTTCATGGAATCATCGAAGAGAATAATTTCACTTCCTCGAAAGCCAGAGCTAAATTAGCCAAAGATATCAAGAAACACAAAACGTTTATTGTTACCACGGCTGTTAATGGACAATGGGCACACCCTAAGTTCATGGAAACACTTAGCTTTTTATCGTCAGAGCTTAAAGCTAAGATTTTAATATTACCTTCACACGATCCTGCACATAATTTGGACAACGAAATCGAGTGGCATTTCGATGAAAAATTGAAGGATCACCAATTCATCTTTGAATCCACTATCTTGAATTCTAATATACGAATTTCTAGCCTGCGCATCAATGCCAAGCAGATCAATCCTACTACTGGCTTGGGTAGAATTTGCCAAGGCAAAGGCAGCTTCATTTTTGCTTCTCCAAAGCAGAGTCTTGAATATGACCCAGTTTCCAACATTAAGTATCCTCATGCTAGGATGAGTACAGGTGCATGCACTGTGGCCAACTATAGCTCGACACAGGGCAATTCCCTGCGTACTGCTTATATAGCTGAGCACGACCATGTTGTTGGCGCTTTGATCGTTGAGGTTGAAGATGATAAAATTTACCATTTTACTCAGATCCAGGCCGATCTTGAAGGTGGCGTATGTCACCATGGCTTCTACTACATCGGAGACAACAAGCCGCGCAAGGTCACTCCTAAGCTCGTAATGGGCGATTACCACGCTGGAGAGCACGACGACACTGCTATCAGTGCGTGGGAAGAAATTATCGAATCTATGGGCGTTGACGAGGTTTTCTTTCACGACCTATTCAATGGAAAGAGTATTTCACATCACGAACAACATAATATCGTGCTCAGGGCACGTCACTCGAAACGCGGATTATTGAGTCTTTCCGATGAGTTACGAGTAACAGGCGAACAGTTAGATCGAATTTTGTCACATAAAAGTGTCAAGAAAGGTGTCATTGTTAAAAGTAATCACGACGAATTCCTCAGTCGATGGTTAGAAGAGGGTCGCTTTAAGTACGATGCCTTAAATTTTCAAATTGGTTGCAAGCTGGCGGATAGGTTGGTAGATGGATTAGACGCCTTAAAAGAAGGCCTAAGAGAATGCTATAAGCTAAAAAATTGGAACAAAATCCAGTTCTTAGATAGGGACGAAGATTATAAAATAGCGGGAATAGAACTCGGAAGCCATGGCGATAAAGGTCCCAATGGATCTAGAGGCAGTAAAGCAAATATGGAAAACGCCTATGGTCGTTGCGTAATAGCGCACAGCCACACTCCTGGGATATTACGTGGAGTATACCAGGTTGGAACTTCTAGTCTTTTTGATTTGGGATACAACGTCGGTGCGAGCAGCTGGATGCATTGCTCTGCATTAATTTATCCTAATGGTCAACGGCAACTCATAAATTCTATTGGCGGAAAATGGCGAATAAATAGGAAAAAATGATAAAAAATAAAACTTTTTCTGTATACGCGCTGTGTGATCCGGCTACTGGATTGCAATATTATATTGGAAAATCTACTAATCCTAAAAAAAGATACTATGCACACGTAAATATTAATGCGAAAAAATCATTGAAAAAATCGTGGATTATTTCTTTAAAATCGAAAAGCAAACAACCTATCATGCAGATACTAGAAAGCGGTATTTCAAAAGAAAACATCAATTCCAGAGAAATATTTTGGATAGCGTACTATAAAAAAATAAATCCGAAATTAAAAAATATGACTGAAGGCGGAGACGGCGGAACTACACATCATGGGCGACCAACAGAGATTGTTTGTTCTAACGGAAAAACATACGCCTCTATAAAAGAGGCTGCTTTGGATATTGGTTCTAGCGAATCGGCAATTTGCTTGGTTCTTTCCGGTAAAAACATAACAGTAAAGAACCTTCAGTTTTGGAAATCTAAAGATGAAAAACCAGAATTCCGTATCAGGAAATACAGATCGTCTCCGATCATGTGCTCAAATGGCATGTTTTTCTCTACGATAAAAGAAGCATCGATAAAATTATCGTTAAGCCAAGACGCAATTAGTCAATGCCTTAGAGGGCTGCAAAAGCAAACTAAGGGCCTAAAATTCTTTAGAGCCGGACAATGATCCATGAACAAGCTCGTGGACCTAAACATAACTGAAAAAGAGTTCAAGGATGCCTCGGACAGATTCGAGGCATTACAGGCTCACGTTTTCAAAACGTGCAATGAAATCGCGTTAGTAGAGCATGTTAAGAAAAATCTTCAAGAAAATATTTCCATATTAAAAGCTAGACATATCATAACAATTGCGGTAGAATACAAGAGAGCCAAAGATGATTTGGTGAAACTGCACAATAATTTGACTATGCTGAAAATAAACAGGAACAGCCTAGAACACTCTACGGAACAAGCCAGAAAATTTATGGAAGAATGCAGAGAGAGACATCTCCACGCAATGTCTATTCAGGGCTCTAGAGTGATAGAAGTAGATTTCGGGAGAAAAGATGATCGACAAAGCAGAAATCCAACATAGGATTGCAACAGAAGAAGACTACATTTGTTGCCCAAAGCTAGATAATTCGTTAAATAAATTCACACTAAAAAATTCTGAAGGCGTTGAAAGCTCTGTCATTGCACGTTTGCTGATGATGACAGAAGAAGAAGTTGAGAAGGTCTACAAAGAGGCCGTTCAAATGCTTCGTGATGACATGTTGGAAGTTGAAGATAACGAATGAAAATCGAAGTATACGCTGACGGAAGCGCAACCATTGCAACGAGGCCTGGAGGTTATGGATGGGTCATTGTTCAAGATGGCATCAAAGTCCAAGAAGGCTCTGGTCGCATCGAGAACGCTACCAACAACGATGCTGAACTGGAAGCGGCCATCATGGGCTTAGCCTATGTTCTTAAAATGGTATCCGCAAGCGACTACCATAGCCGTGAGTATGAAGTAGAACTCGTATCGGATAGCCAGATCATTCTTGGCTGGGCCGATGGCACCAACAAATTCAAACAGAAAAAGAAAATGAAAAAGTTCGAGGCGCTTAGCTATCTTGTGAAAAGATTACAAGCTAAAACTCGATGGGTGAAAGGTCATGACGGCGACGAACACAACGAAAGATGTGACAAGTTAGCTGGTTGGGCCAGGAAAGGCACCAAAGAAACTCCGAAAAAGAATCGACGCACCGTGGCTGTAAATTTAAGTGTTGCAATTAATGACGCTGTATTGTACGATATGGTAACTAAGGCGTATAAACACGCCACAGATGAGCAATGTGCTCCTGGCACAAATCTTTGGACTACCCGATTTACCGATAGCCTAAAAGGTCAAATGCAAGACGGTAGCTACTTCCGTATTGAGGTCAAGAAATGAGTAAACTGATGATTCCATTAGATACTGAGACTGGCGGATTAAATCCACAGACCAGCGATCTTCTAACCATTTATATTTCCGTGGCCGATGAAAACTTCAAGATTCTTGACGAATTAGACCTGAAGCTCAAGCCTGATAATGACCGCTTGCCTATTACTGAGGCTGGCGCTATGAAGGTCAACGGCATCAACCTACAAGAACATCTGGAAGATCCCACTACGATTACATACTCTGAAGCTGCGACACAGATCGCCGCTATGCTCAAAAAACACCTAAAAAAGAATGGCCGTTATAGCAATCTGATCCCCATGGGCCACAATATTCCTTTCGACTTAGGGTACATTTTCCAGTACATCATGCCTAGAGAAGAATGGGAAAAGTACTGCCATTACCGTAACATAGACACAAACCCTATCGTGTGGCTTATGAAGGACTCTGGCTGGTGGCCGTCTGACCTGGGCAACCTTGGCTCTGTGGTTGATTTCCTCAACCTGCCAAAGCGTGCTGCTCATAATGCGAAAGAAGATACTCTAATGACTATCGATGTGTATAAAAAAATGATCGAAATTATGAAATCCAAGAAAGAATCGGCTGGCGCAAGCCAAGATTTGATTTCGCTGTTAGAGGCAGAATGAGAGTAGTCCGTTTACCATTTTCTAGAATGGCTTTCCATCGCAGCGGCGGGATCAAGAAAGACCTTTTCAAGGCCATGATTGATCTGTTCCCAGTTGATGGCAAAGTAGTCGGATTTGGATGCGACAATAGTTCGTGCGTCGATTACATTTTTGTGGAGTCGGCTGGATTTGACGAAGTGAAACCTGGAAGCCTAGTGCCTGACGGTCAAGTATTTTTTAGTGGACACCCAGACGGAACTGTCTCGTGCGATAGAATTGAATGGGCAAATCAATTGAAGGTTTCCCCTATTTGTTCTCACTCGTGGGAAACATATACTGGTCTGCACAGTACTGAGACCTACTGTAGAAAATGTGGCGCTCAGCAAAAATGAGTAGAAGCAAGAAAGGCTCCAAGGATCCAGGATGGGAAACATGGTCCAAAAGACCATATAGTTGTGCGCCTCCAGGTAAAACGACTAAAAAGATAACGAATCGCATCGAAAGACGTGATCGAAAACGTACAACTAAAAAAGAGTTAGATGAAAACGAGTAGACTAGAATTAATAATCGGATCTAAATTTAACAGGTTGGTAGTTGTTGGCCATCCTACGGTAAAAATTACAAATGGTCGCAAACGCGATTACTATGAATGCCTATGCGAATGTGGGTCACTAAAAACGGTAGAGAGAAGCCAACTAATATCCAAGAAGACGAAATCTTGTGGGTGTCTTCTAAAAGATACGAACAGACAACTACACGGATCGCCAAATGGAGAAGCCTCTTTTGGCCATCTATATTCCCAAATCAGATCTGGCGCTATGAACAGGAACTATTCTTTTGAAATTACCTATGTTCGGTTCAAACAGATCGTATCTAACAATTGCCATCATTGTGGCTCTGAGCCTTTGCCATATAATCGGTACGCGGGCGGTAGCGATCTATACGGCGTAACCTCAGATAATGTAGAACGATCATGGATAATGGTTAATCGTATAGATAGACTTGACAATTCCATTGGATACACAGAAGACAATAGCGTCCCGTGCTGCGTCGCTTGCAATGAAATGAAGTTAGATAGAACAGAAAAAGATTTTATCGAACATGCTATTAGAATTGCTGAATTTCAAAAGGCAAAAAAATGAAAGTTTCTCCACATTGCCATATAGAAGATCCATTAACAGGAAGCACCCTATTGTCATTGATCAAAGCCGCCAAGGAACTTGGAAGAACCCACTTTGCTGCGACTTGTCATGGCCACCTTTCGTCTACTATTAAGGCCTATGAACTCTGTAAGAAAAACAATTTGAAGTTCATACCTGGAATTGAGATTTATTTTAAAGACAGCAATTGTCCGTTCATATCCGGTACAGAGGCGGATCGTTGTAAATATTTTACCGCTACGATTTACTGTAAAAATCAAGAATCCTATCAGGCTTTGGTTAAGATGGTAAGTCGCATAGATTTCCCTACTATTGAGCTTTACGAAGAAGCTCGTCAACTCTGGTCATGGTCTCACTTAAAAGAAATAGCGAAATACGACGTGGACTGTGTTCTTGGTGGAATCCACGACATGGTTTCTAAACCTATGTTAGCTGGCCGCGCCGACGTAGGCCAAAACATATTGCTAGAACTGAAAAAGATCTTTGGTAAAAATCTATATGTGGCATTATTGGTAGAACCCTGGACAAAAAAATGGAGTCAGGTCGTAGAAATAAAATATGTAGATGGAACCAAAGACGCGTTAATGGCTAACGATACTGTTACTACCGATAGGGCTAGATGCATCAAGGCATTCGATTTAATTGAACGTAAGGGACATTCCCATATAAAGTCTTTGTCCAAAGAAATGTCCTTTTATAATATAAACAAAGACGTTGATTCCGTAAAGCTGCACAAGGGTTTCCTGCCGTTAGGAATAGACGTCACTCTTAAATCGAACAGGTTTCTTTTAGCTCTTGCTAGAAAAGAAAACATAAACATCTTAGTGACCGACTACGCGTATTATTCACATAAAAGCGATAAAATAGTTCAAACTATGAGATTAGAGGGAAACAATAAACTTCAACCTAATCTACACATGAAAACCACCCAAGAAGTTGGCGACTATTTAGTCAACATCATGGATTTCAATCCCGCCGACGTAGACGGTATCATATCTGGTAATGAGTCCTGGGCTAAAAATTACGATGGATTTAAGCTCAAATACGACTGGCGCTTAGCTAAGTCTGAAGGTTCTGCAATTCAAGAACTGATGAAAATTGCCAAAGAGACTGGCCGAATGAAATGGGACGATCCTAAGTATATGGCTCGCCTAAAAGAAGAATTAGCGGTCATTCACAGCAACGGAATATACGATCTATCGCCTTATTTCCTACCTATTCGTGACGTACTCAACCACTATAAAGAGCAAGGCCAGCTTACAGGCCCAGGACGTGGTTCTGCCGGTGGATCTTTGCTATGCTACATCACTGGCATTACGCACGTTGACCCATTCAAATATGACTTGCCGTTTCAACGATTCTTCTCCATGGTCCGTATTAAAGGTAAGAAATTGCCAGATATCGACGTGGATTTGGAGAGTTCTGATTTATTGACCGGCGAAGACGGCAAATCTGGCTACTTATATGGTCGCTGGGGAAATAAAGCTGCTCGCATCTCTACTCGTACTACTATTCGCCTCAAGAGCGCCATCAAGGACACCAATCGCTACTTCTTTGGTAAGGTTGACCCTGAGATTGAAGTCCTGACTAAAGGCTTCGGAAGCCCTCCACAGGGCGTATCAGACCGCGACTACGTGTTTGGATATGAGGACACTGATGGCGAGCACATTCCAGGTCTGATCGAGCAATCTACTGAGCTTCAAGAATACGCACAGAAGCGTCCTAAGGAGTGGGAAATTGTATCTAAGGCCATGGGCTTGACCCGTGCATTTTCTAAGCACCCTTGCGCATTCGTTTTGTCTGACGTTCCTATTAGCGATGTAATTCCTACAAAAGAAGGAAACATCACTCAGTATGAAACCAAAGAGTGTGAAGCGGCTGGCCTCATCAAGTATGACTTCCTAGTCGTAAAACAGCTTAAAGACATTCGTATTTGCCTTGACCTAATCAATAAGAAACATGGCGAAAAGAATGTAGTCGGAGATTTCAGTCACAACGGCAAAAAGATGTACATTTGGGATCTACCTGAACAACACGAGGTATTTACTTCTGTGTGGGAAGGTTTCACTGAGACTTTCTTTCAAATCAATACTCCGTCGATGCGTCCACACGTTATCGACATGCTTCCAAAAAATATAATGGACTTGGCTACGTTGCTAGCTCTGGTTCGCCCTGGTCCTCTTGATTTTATCGACGAGACTACTGGCCGTAACATGGTCGAAGAATATATGATGCGTCGTCGTGGCGAAGCTACTCCTGACATTCCTGAAATGGCAGCGCTGCTCCCAGACACGTTTGGCATTTTGGCATTCCAAGAACAACTTGGAACTATTGCTCGTGACTTAGCTGGCTTCTCAGGTGAAGACGCAGAGCTACTCAGAGAGAATATGGCCAAAAAGAAGATGACTGAGCTTATGAAAATGAAGCCGTTGTTCATCGAAGGCGCACTGAAAAAAGTGTCTCCTGAAGTCGCAGAAGGTATCTGGGACCGAATGATCACCTTTGGTCGCTACGGATTCTCGATCATTCACGCAGTTGAATACGCACTGATTACCTACGCTTGTATGTTTCTCAAGCACTACTATCCGATGGAATGGTGGGCATCAATACTCACCAACGCCTCAGAACAGGAGATCACAGGATCTTTCTGGCCCTATGTTAAAGACATGGTTTTGCCTCCTGACATTAATCTGTCTGGCGATTTCATGGTCGTGGATTACGCAAACGAAAAAATTCGTTCCAAGCTAGGAGTAATTCGTGGCATGGGCGAAGCTACTATTGACCCAATCGTAAATGGGAGACCATATGCCGACATCAAAGACTACGTGGAAAAAGAAGTTGCTGGTGATAGCCTTAGCCACAAGCTCATTCATGTCGGGGTGCTCGACAGCCTCTTTCCTCCGCGAACGGGGCTACTTGAAAAGCTCAAAATGTATGAAGATACAGTGGAATGTAAGAAGTACGCAGATAAAGTAAAAAAAGCACAGCAGGATGGTAAAACGGTTAGGAAACTTCAGCCTAATGAAGGAAAGATACCTGAAGGATACATAAACTTACAGCCTATTGCAGAAGCAGCTATGAAAAAGGCCGTGCTGCCTTCGCTGCCCATCAACCTATTCGACTTGGGTCGCAGGCACTCTAAAGTGCTAGCTGGAACGCCTACTCCTATGGTTATAAACTCTAGGGGCTACAATACCCTTCTGATTGGCGGGGATAAGCTTAAACGCTTAGACGAACTGCCTGGCGAAGGTCTGGCCAAAGATATCTACGTTGCGTCAACCTGCTTTATCATTCAGGCCAAAGAATTCTCGTATTCTGGTGGAACTAAGCGTGCTCTCAAATTGATACTTGACGCCGATGGCTATGTTTCAGAAAAGGTCCTATGGCCTGAATATGAGACAGGAAAGCTGCTTTATCCTGAGACACTAAAGAAAGGCGCTATAGCTACAGTCTTTTTTAGGAAGAAGGTGGATAAGAAGGACTTGTCTATCGTGAGAGTAGTAGTAGAGACTTGACAGTAGTCCCAAATTGTAATATTGTAAAAGAATGAGATTTACGTTCATTCTAGTCACAGCGTTCCTAAGCCTCTCATGTTGCAATACCGAAACGGTAAAGCCGCTACCCCATAGAGTAGGACCGCACAGACCAATAGTCAAGACTCCGCAAAAGAATTGCGATAAGAAGCCAATCGTTGTGGCTGTCATAGATACTGGTTTCGGCCTCGACACTATGGATCTGAAAGTAAAGCTCTGTAAATTTGGCCATAAAGATTTTTCAGGCGATGAGACCACAACTAAATTTGGAACTACTGATCCCGTTCCACTTGACAAACATGGACATGGGACACATATTGCAGGTATCATTGACGAGCTTGCATCTAAAACTGGCGTCAACTATTGTCTCGTAATTTTGAAATACTACAAAGAAGATAATTTTGGTGAAGCCAATCTGCGCGGAACAATCCAAGCAATTAATTACGCAAAAAATATTCATGCTGATTACATCAATTATTCTGGTGGCGGCAGTATGAAAAATGATGAAGAAGTTAAAGCAGTTAAAGAGTATTTGGATGCTGGTGGAAAATTTGTAGCCGCTGCTGGTAACGAGGGCGTGAACCTTGATTACATGCACTTTTACCCTGCACAAGACGATCCTCGCGTGATAGTAGTTGGAGCGGTGGATAAAGATGGAAAACGTCTTTCAATGTCAAACTACGGCAAAGACGTTACAAGAACAGAGTTAGGTAAGGATGTTCCGGTTTGTGGTGAGAATATGTGTATGAAAATGACTGGCACTTCTCAAGCTGCTGCCACTGCCACTGGCAAATTGGTCGCTCAAGAAAAAAACGCCTGTAATTAAAATATCCGTTGACTAAAAACGTTCCAACGTGATACATTCATCTCATAAGGAGACACATACATGTCATTAGAGAAAGTTCTGAAAGAAATTCAAGTGCAAAAGCCCTTCGCGGAAGAGGACGTAAACTCTGGTCCGATGGAAACTCTCAACGGTCGTCGCGGTCGTAAAAACCAAGCGATTGAAGCACTTAGCCGACTCAAGGCTGAATATCTTTCTGATTTGCTCAAGAGTGCCGTGTTCATTATCGTGTCTGGATCGCAACGCACTGAATTCGAAAGCGTAGCTACCAAAACCTTCCAATTGTTTTCTGCCGATCCTGAGCTATTCTACAATGATCTCGCAAATCGCGTTCCTCCTGCTCTTTATCTGGGCAAAGAAGGCGTACAGAATCTATTCGACGTTATGGGTCGTCACCTTGAAGATAAGATGAACGAACTGGGCGTTTCACAGTACAACCAACTGATCTTCAAAGAACGCTATATCAAGACTGTGAATAACAAAGCAGATTTTACAGAAGTCGTAAAACAAGCGATCAACGAACAATTGGGCGCTGAAATTGTTGCAATCCAATCTGTAAATTCTATCCTTGACGAAGCAATCCTTCGCGGACACACTGGAAAAACTACCACTATCGTTTTATCGACTGGCGATGAGAAGCTAGTAACAGCTTTAGTTAAAGATCTCGATCAACGTGGCAACAAAGTATCGTTAGTATTGGCCGGTAAGGGCTCTAAAGCCTTGAAAGATCTAGCTACTGCTTCTCTCAAAGAAGCCACAGAAGAAACCGTCAAAGCTGCATTGGATTCAATTAAAACAAGCCTAAAAGGTAAGGAATAAGCCATGTTTAGAAAAATCTTTAAGAACAATTTTAATGAAGAAGCTTTTGTAAACCCTACACCGGCTACCGTTCCTGCTGCGCCTGTAGCTACAGCACCGACTGTTTCTCCTGACACAGTACCTACCAACCTCACTGGATTTCGTTTTAATTCAGTAAGCAACGTTGGAGACGGAGTTGTTTTGGCTACGGTAAAATTACGCGACCTGATCTCTGGAATGAAAGAGGGCTACGTAGTTGACTATGAAAAGAATCGCGGAAATGGAAAACTCAATAATTCCAAGGTTAAAACGATTGCTGCGAATTATGACATAAATAAATTAGGTATCATTACCATCGCAGATTTTGGCAACGGCTTATTTAAGAAAGCCGATGCTCACCATAGAAGCGCTGCCGTCTTGATGAAAAACGATGGGGTTAATGGCTTTCGTGGATTTAGTAACACTGAACTCGACCAAGAAGTATCTCTGCACGTAATTCCAAAAGAAGACTTCATTCGTGTATATAGCGGCTTGAACTCAAACAATGGACATAGCTCGCGTCAGAAGGTCTTGAACACAGACTTAGGATTAGGCAAACTGATTCAAGACATCTTGGATCTTCAGGAAAAAGAGACTTCTGTTCAAGAGAAATTTTACACCACAATTGCTCGCTGTGTATACGCATATACCGGACAAATGGACCTTGGCGTGAAACAAAGCTCATACGCAGACATTTCTCTTGATCGACGAGTTGTTAGCGACGACGCTGGATTATCTAAGGCAGATTTTGACGTAAAAGTTACAAAGACACAAAAAGAAGAAATTGCTGAAGCATTAGACTACGTTAACGAAACTTATCTTCAATTCAGAAATCTTAATAACTTGAATTCAGGCACAAAGAATAAGTCTGTAAAACTCAATGCTACTGGACGATCCATCATGTCTAATGCCAGCTTGTTTGGCTTCATCCTTTGGGACAGATTGAGCGGTCGTAAATATATTACAGGCCTCACAGCTAAGAATTTGGCACTTCGTATCACAGAAAAAGATGCTCAAATTGAGCGTCAAGCCAAGGACATCTTGAACAGTGTTTCTAGAGATAATGCGGCAGATAAAATCGTGCAATACATTTGCACCAAAAAACGTAAATAGGAAATACAATGGCTAAAGCAAAGAAAATTAAAAAAACAGTAGTAACTACCACAACGACGACCACATACTTTGAAGGCCTTAAGACACGTATCGCCATTCTTTTAGATAGCAGCGGTTCGATGTCGTACATCCAACGTGAGGCCGTGGACATGTTCAATGAGCAAGTTCGCGCAATCAAGAAAGGCGCTGCCGAAGTTGACACCAAGGTTAGCCTTGTAACTTTTGCATCGAACGCTAACCCTCCTTTGTTCTTCAATCAAGACGTAGCTTCCTTGAAAGAGCTTGATTACAATCAGTACCAGCCCGAAGGTGGAACTGCTATGTACGATGCTATCGGACAGACTATTGATTCGCTTAAAGCATTGCCTGAAGCCGATGAAGAGAATACGTCATTTCTTATGGTTATCATCAGTGACGGCCAAGAAAATGCTTCCAAGAAATTCAATGCTGGCCAAATTGCAGAGCGAGTGAAATCATTACAAGACGGCAAACGTTGGACATTCTCGTATCTTGGCGCAAATCAAGATCTTACTAAGGTATCTCAACAGCTTGGATTCTTCGCCGGTAACATGGTCAATTTCAACGCAAGCGTTCCTGGAGCATATGCCGCTTCAGTAGTGAATGTAAACGCTACAACGAACTACATGAATTCTCGCAGTCTTGGAGTAAAAGGCTTGACTAATTTCTATGATCCGGCTAATACTGGTTCTAGCAATCAAGTCACCGTGGATAACACTACGGCACCGACGACTTCTGGTACTAAAGCAACAGTCAAGTAATTGAAAGATTTAATTAAACAGATTTCTACACACAAAAATAAGAGGAATAAAATGGCACGAGTCGAAATTGGAAAAGCGAAGTATGGACAAACTCAGAAGAAATTCTGGAAACTGAAAGATGGCGATAGCGTCTTCGGAATCTTACCCCCAATCGGAAGTCTTGCACAAGACGGTCGCTGGAGTGTTTACTATAAAGTACACTATGGGTACAAAAATCCTGCTGGCAAATCGCGCCCATTCCAAAGCTGCTTGGTTGAGAATCGCAAATCCAAAATGATCGAAGTGCCGGATGCGGCCAATGATCGTTTGGCAATGCTCAAAGGCCAACTCGAAGCCGCTAAAGCTGCTAAGAATGAGAAAGCTCAAAAAGCGCTGTTCCAACTCGTCGGTGGACAGAAGTCCTTGTACAATTTGGATGCCAACCACTACGTCAATGCCATCGACTTGCAAGGCAACATCGGCGTATTGAAGCTTCGCCACAAGGCTTATCTGGCCCTCAAAGCTGAAATCGACGCACTTCGTTCCAAGAAGAACATCGACCCGCTTGGTCTTGAGAATCGCCGCTTCTTTGTGTTCAACCGCACTGGTTCTGCAATGGAAACAAACTTCAAAGTGACCGTTTATAAGAAAACGATCAACGTAGAAGGCGTTGGCGAAGTCGAACAAGATTTCGTACATAACTTGTCGGATGACGTTTTAGATCGTTTGGGAGATGAAGCTGCTCAATTGGATCGTATCTTCAAGTATCCTACGGCTGAACAAGTCGAACAGATCGTGAGAGAATCCAACATCACCACTGGTATCTCGCCGAATATCGACGAAATCCTTGGCTTTACTAAAGGCGGACAAGCTGCTGCCGCTGACGTTGAAGAAATCATTGAAGAAGACGAGTCGCAAGATGCACCAGCTGCACCTGCCCAGGCCGCACCTGTAGCTCAAGCCGCACCAGCACCCGTAGCTGCCGCACCAGTTGTGACGACTGCATCTGCACCAGCTCCGACTCCTGCACCCGCACCTGTTCAAGCTGTGTCTACTCCCGCACCGCAAGCTGCCAAGCCTGTAGCTGCTGGCGTACCCGTGAGCGAACAGTCCGATAAAGAATTCTTGGCTAGCTTGGGAATTCCGAGCTAAGGAGAACAGGTGAGCGATAATTCGCCTGTCGCCGTTCCAGAAGGACAAGTCATGGTGCTGCCTCCATTTAGGACAGCACCAGAAATCCGTTTGGACGTGACAAAGATTAGAGATGCAGAGACCAGGATTATTGAAGCTAAAACCGTCAATCCTTCCACTTATGCCGATCTAGAACATTCTTACAATGAAGCCTATAGGGACCTGAAAAGGCACCTATCGACCATTGGCTATCAGATTGTTTTTGCAGAGAAGGCCCTAGAAGAAGCGAAGGCAGACATACTTTTAGACCTTTATCCCCAGTATCTCATTGACAATAACATCAAGAAAACGCAAGACAACGCTGACCTGCGCAAGGCCTATATCGCCAGAGATCCTAATTACCAAATGTGTTTGGATAGGGTAAATCAGCTTAAAGCGCTTGAGAACAACTTCGATGGCAAAATCAAAGTGTTCGAGAACGTGTGTCGCTACATGCGTAAGAAAATGGACTTGATTATCCGCAGCGGACTGTCTGGTGCGGACTACCATGTGACTCAGGGGAAGAAATAATGCCATTCAACGGATTAGTAAATAGTCTTGGTGCAGGAGATACGGCTGGCACCGTAATGTCGCACCTTCAAGCAGAACTTAATGAAATATTTATGCGACTAGACAAGCTGGAGAAGAGACTAAACGAAATACATCCAGCCAACCCATACGCACATCTCAGCGAAGACGATCTCAGGCAACAGATGTGTTTCGGCAAATCGTATACTGCTGAGCAAGTAAAATCGCCAGATCAACAAAGAATGAGTATCGAAAAGTTCAAAGAAGCCTTTAGCAAAAAGGCGAATGAATTTCTTGCTGGCCCTTTGCCCAAAGAACAAAAGAAAGAAGAATTACACGCAGCGCATTCATCAAGCTTTGTCTTGAAAATCTAGGAGAAAACATGGGAAGTAGAGAAGAAGCCCAAGCATTATATGCAGGCAAGATGTTTTACATAAAAAATCCAGATGGAACACTGGATGGGCCTCGCGAGGATATTTACTACGCGGTGGACAGAAGCGGATTTTTGCAAAAATTGAAGTATTTACTAAAGATTGAAAAGCCCTACAGGTTTTTACAAGTTATTAACGGAACTCCCAAACAAGCATTCTACGACGACGAAATCGTGGTGAAACAAGATGGCAAATAAATGGACAAAACAGCTTCGCGCATATGATGATGCTGTAGACTCTAAGTACGATTCATTTGCGGCAGAAAATTGTCTATACACGCCAAGTCCATATTTTAATTGGATTTTCGCAAATAAGTCACATGGTATACCCAAAAATGCATCCGTCTTGTTCTTCTCGGAACAGAAGGCCGGTAAATCTCTATCCATTTATTCTATGGTTCTTGAAATGCAGAGACGTGATCCAGAAGGCATAGCTATTATTTTCAATACGGAACTGCGCGGTGCCTTGCAAGGCAAGATTTTTCCAGAAATAGATCAAGACAGAATGATCATTTACGATACCAATAGTCCAAAAGAAATATTTGATCGTGTGGACAACGATATAAAAGTCATGGTGCAAGATGGCATGCCTCTACGGATGATCGCGGTAGATTCGTTGACCAATATTATGGGAGTAAAACGAGAAGGAGCAGAGTCTTCCAGTGACCATCTTATTGGAGATCACGCCTTGACCGTTCAAATTGGACTTTCTAAACTTGTTCCTTTTTGTAAACGCAACAAGATTTTACTTATCGCTACATCACAAATGCGCGGAAATTTGGACGCAGGCAAATATGGTCCTAAGGAAAAAATGGCAGAGTCATGGGCCGTTAAGCATGCTTTTGAATATTTCGTTTCTTTGAAAAGAGCGGGTGCCGCAGAGGACAAAGCTGATATAGAAGGTAAAACTTTTGAAGAAGATATTAAGGATGCACGCGATAACAAGCTACTAACAGGCCATCGCATATATGTTAAATGTGAAGCCAATTCTATTGGTCCTCAGGGTAGATCCGGCGTATTCACCATGGACTACCAAAAAGGCATTATCAATCAACATGAAGAGATTTTCTTTTTGGCTAAAAATGCTGGAATCATGAAAACCGAAAATAATAGGACCTATTTCTTTGGTGAACAAAGATTCAACGGAAAGAAGGAAGCAGCACAAGCAATAAAAGATGATCCCAAGCTCGCTAAAGATTTAGTTGAAGCTGTAAGAAAATTAGATGAAAATTCTTAGGCATATTTAAAAGTAAGCTTATTCCAAGAAGTTTTCTGTTTGCCCCTACAGATTCGCACGATAGAAGAACGGTCAACGTCCAACTCGGTGGACGCACATTTTACAGATTTATAGGTAACTCCATTTTCTATGCACACAACCTTTTTGTTGACTTTTTCTACTCTATTAGCTATTGTCTCTGGACTTTTCTTTTTACCTTTATTCCCTAGGCCGATGTTTTCCCTATGCTTTTTAGATTTTGGCTTACCTAAGCTTGACTTACTCATTTTTGATCTAGTTTCTGGGCTGTGTTTTGTGCCAAACATTGGATGTTTTTCACCTGATGGGCATCCTATTCCTGCCTCAATCATGTTGCATAGTTTGGGATTTATTTTTGTAAAATGTTCTATTAGTTCTTTTTCTTTATTCAGAGCGTCTTCTTCTTTATCGAATCCCTCAAGCACCTCAATTATTGGCATCAAACCTTTGTTAGCCAAAGATGCTATCCAAGAACCGTGTTTGGCTACTCTGCATTTTAATCTCCAGGCTCTGTCTCCACAGCCCTTTCCTACATATCTGACAGAATTGTCTCTTGGATCTTTGTGTACGTAAACGTAAAACTTTTTATCTTCCATAATAAAGAAGATTGCTATTCAGACAATATATCTAAGGATGGAATGTAAATAATACAATGAAACAATCAGTTACCAGACCACCCGCAGAAAAACGAAAGATCCATTCAAAGAACGATTTTGAGCTTTGCTACTTGCGTCACCAATATTTACGTAGGGTTGACTACAATCCTACTCCAGCCGAAATTAAAGTCTACCATCCTATCGCTGACCGTATGTCCCGCAATACCTTCTACACATACAAATACCTGTTTGCCACGGTTGGGTTTGGCGTTGACGATGTCATTAGCAGTAGTAGGGTATTTATCGTAGAATTCATTGGCTTGATGGAGTTTTCAGATACTAAGAATCGTGATAAGTACGAAGACTTTTGTATTTCTTACATGAACAAGAATCACGGTCAAATGCCTGACACTCAAGCTATCAAAGATGGCAATATGGCTATTATCACCATGTTTATGAAGCAGCGCATGAATGACCTTATCAGAGTATGTCGTCAGAAGGCCAAGAACATCAAAGGTCTTAAGGTTGACGAGTACGTTGCATTCTATGGGCCTAAGTCGCCTCCTGATGACATTTACAAGCTTTTGGAGGATAACCAGCTATACGGCTTCAGGATCCTCGATAACGTGGCGTTTAAGGCCATTAAAAACAAAACCAAAGCTAAGATCGAAGAACCATTTCAGTTCGCTGGAAGTTGGTATGTCGCAGTTCCTCTCGAACAGCGCAATTTGACATTGGTAGATCTTGCCGGTGCAGGGCTAGACCCGCATGAGTCAGAACACAACATGAACCCTGAGAAACTTTTACAACTCAAGGAACAAGAAATAAGGTTTGACAAAAAGGCCAGAATATTCAAAAATAGTACGAACGATGAAAAAGCCAAAACTCTCTTTGATTTCATCGAAAAAAACGAAAGCAATCCCACTTTTGAAGAAGAAATTGCAATTGCTAAGAAATTTTTAAGGAACCTCGGCCCAGAATATGTCAGATAACGTATTGACAGGCGACGACCTGTACAATTTATTGCTCTCCTGGCAAAAGAAGTACGGAGTAGAGCATACAAACAAGCAGGGCAATCCATATCACAAGATATCGGACATGCGGACTGCTATGAATGCATTGGTTAACACTTTCATTTCCAGGGGCTACGACGAAAAGGACATCAAATCTAATCTCTTATCTGCTCAGATTGTACGCGTTCTCACTCCATACAAGTACGACGGCAAGCTGAAAGAATGGCAATTGATGCTTGGAAAACAGTGGAAATATGCCATCAACGAGTATTTCCCAGAAGTGATAGAGGAAGCTACTCAGCCAGAAGAAATCGCTAAGCCGACAGTAAAGCTTGACCCCATTG